CACCGCTACCACCACCGCTACCACCTGTTTTCACTCCAAGAGCAGATACCCAACCGTCCGAGTAGAATCCTACCGTGTTTCCGTCTGTTCTATGCTTCACTCTCAGAGCCTTGTTTGCAGAATCGTAAACAAGTTGGGCATCTCNGTCTGAATCGGAGAAGGTTGTGCCGAGATTGGAAAAACCATATACGTTTTTCACAAGTCCGTCACCACCGCTTCCTCCGCTTCCTCCGGGAGATACGCCCAAAGCGGAAATCCATCCTCTGGTATAGAAGCCTATTTCCGTACTTCCATCTATATGCTCAAATGTTACTGCCTTGTTTACGGAATCATATATAATCTTTATATCGCCAACCTGCAACGCCTGTGTTTTCACCGTGCCGCTTATGTTGGCATCTACAGCGTAAATATTTTCCCATCTTTTCGATTCAAGACCAAGAGTGGATGCGTTGTTCACGCTAGGAACGACATTTGCCGTAGACAACTGACCAGTAAATATCTTGCTTGCAGTTACTGTCTGTTCCGTATCAATCGTTACAAATTTATTGTCAGGAAGATGGGATATGTGAATTTTCTTTGTCGGATCATCCTTTCCCAACTCCTGCCACAATTTGTCCGTATTCATTCCGCCTTCCTTGGCTAGCTTCCATATCTCGTTGATGGTATATGCGTTGAATGTATTGCTAAGGTTGGAATCGTCAAACGTCTTACCTAAATCGGCAAATCCGTACACGGCCTTAATCAGTCCGCCTTCACCACCTCCCGGTTCTCCGCTACCACTCTGTGCGCCCAACGCTGATATCCATTGGTTTGTATAGAACGCTGACTTGCATCGTAACGCTTGGTTTACTTCATCCCATTCAAACCATCCGTTGAACTTCTGAAACGATGCAATAAGGTCATTAAGGAGTTGTTCAGAGAAAATATTTGTTCCGCTTCCCGTACCACTTCCGCCTAATGTTACATTTGTCGTATTCTGTGTTGAAGCCGTTTGATTTTCCTGTGCCAACCGTTCATAGAAAGACAGTATCTTTCTTCTTGCAATGGTGCATGAATATGACGGGAACATATTTTCCTTGGAATATTTAATTTCCAAAGACTGTATCTGCAACTTCATATCCACTATCTGACCGTTATCAGAGAAATCGAACACGCCTATTCCATCATCCCTTACCTTAAGCATATTTCCTTCTATGAAGTCAATGAAAAGGTTAGGATGCTCTGCGACAAATCCGCTAGATATGTCAAGTGAAACGGTTCGGTTCTCATGGTCATATCTTGACAGGTAGTCAAGAGCCGCCTTTTCAAGCGTGTTCTCAGCCATTGTCACATACGATTCGGGCATGACAATATTCAGGATGACAAATTCAGTTCCTTCCGCAATTGAAGGAGATTTACCATCCGTGTAAAGGGGAAGTTTGGCATTGTCGCTATCTGTTCTGTAACATGATATTTTATATCGTGCTCCCTTGTTGAACATGGCAACATCCTCTTCCGTTTCCCCCGTATCACCGTTCACTTCACCGTAAAGAGGAATAATACCGTTTTTGTTTATCTTAAATTCCGTTCCTGTATAAGTTCCTGTACGCATACTGAACACCGCGTCCGTTACAGAAGCGTATTTATAATAGAACCTGTCCTGTGAACCGTCCTGATTACCGAAATGTATGTTGCATGTCATTTCCTCATTAAAGCCTATCTTACAGCTTTCGGCAGGGATATCAGAATCAAACGTGAACTCAACACGTATGGTGACTGTCGTATTCTGACCTTTTTCTATATATCCTACAAGAGTTGTTTTGTCGTAAGGTATTTCAAGCATACCAGTAGCACCTTCCTCTCCGATAACAACCTCTTTCAATGGAGAAGCCTGACCCAATACACGGTTTAAAACCATACGTAGGTTAATCTTAACCTTTTTCCCTAAAGCATCACTTCCTATAGGTAATATACTGAAAAGCATCTTTCCTGAGAATGATGCAGTAACCTTTACAGGCTGGTCATAATATGCCCTTGTACCATATATATCAAAACTCTCGAAATCCCTGTAATTGTCAAACAGAGCATGGGGTTTGTACTGTGGCTGCACATTGTCGTTTATCTTGCCGGATGAATCACCGTCCTCATATACCTTGTACCCTAGGTTGAATCCGGGAGAGGTCATATAAATGAAGAAACTGTCACTATCATCACTCTTTATAGGAGTAGAACCGATAATCTTGTCTATCCGTGTAGATGCGCTAGCACCCTCACCTGCCACCTTTCCCGATTGAGGATCGGGTTCTCCGTCCGCCTTGTATGTATCCCATTCGGGAAGTCCTGACGGGTACAAATCACCAAGTTTTTTCCCTCTGATGGAAGGATATATCCCACTGAACGTGTTTGATATGGTTTTCCCTCTTACACCATAGTTCTTCAATCCGTATTCGCTGTCAATATAATATCTTATATTCCCGTCAGAATCATTCGGAAGAAGGATGTACGGGCAATAGCGTGATTCATCGGCAGGCTTAGCGTCCTTCTTGTATTCAGGCGGAACGTTCCTGCTTCCACCTTGTGGTATGATTCGGGTTATGACAGGTGTGCTTGTATCTACGGAAGAGGAAACTTTTACAGCACCTCCGCCCTCTCCCTGCTTGAACGTCCAGTTCACAGACGGTCTAGCCTTATCTGTAATGGTTATTATTCCTCCATTGGCTGTCGTAGAGAAATAATAGTTTAGATAAAACTTGTCATAGAAAAATTTCAATGCTTCAAACAGGTTGGTCCCATCGGTTATATCAATCATATCCTCCGTCAGTTCGCCTTCCGCATCCACGTTGAGCGTCCATGTGCCAATGCCTGTATATCCTGCACCCAATGACGCATTGTAAGATTCTATATTTGCTTCTATACGTGCGGCAAGCTGTTTTGCATCACCCCAGAACTGGAACAGACCGCCATGAGTGTATCTTATCTTATTTATTTCCCCACCTGTTCCGCTTACTATGTCAAGAAATGCCACATTCTGCAAAAGCACCTCCTTACCGTAAAACAGAAGGGAGTATTTGTATTTTCCTGCTTCGTTAAGATTATCTCCCGATGGGGCTTGGTACAGGATGAATGTATTACCGTTATATACGACTGTATCGTATTCCGATTCACTCTTTGAGTTGTATGCCTTGAACTCTATCGGAACAACGGAAACGACTTCGCAAGTCAATTTTCTCACTTCCTGCAAAGACGGGCTGTATGAAAAATCAGCATTCTCCGCAATAACCCTATTTCCTCTTTTAATCTGTAAAATCATTGGTCTTTAAAGCGTTGGTTGGTCAATACTGAAATTTAACGAAAATGTATAGGCGGACACAAGTCGGTCCGGGTTCTGCAAGTCCTGAACGTCCTGATAACTCATCTTTGCGCCTGTTTCAAAACCCGTGCATCTTATCACCTGCTTTGCCGATTCACCCCATATATCATTCCATATAGAGAATGAAGATGAACCGTAAGGCGTACCGGGAGTGGCAGGTATCACATTGGTTATATATGAATAGAACGAACGGATATTCGTCTTTACCGTTTCCACATCTCCCAAAGCGGCAAATGTTATGCTTCCTTCCGTTGGCTGGTAAACAGGCGTGACAGGTTCGTACACCTTCTGACCGTTCTTGTCATACCATTTTTCGGCATAGGCTTCCTTTCTTGTCGGCAAATCCCATAATCCCTTGCTTTCAAGTATATACAGCCTGTATGTGGCATACAAATCCTTTGCCGTATCGCTTCCTTTCTTTATAAAATATTTAGATATAGCCATTCGTGTACATTGTTTATTAGTGCAAAAATAACAAAAATAGTCTTAAAAACCATCTAGTTTTAAAAAATAATTTTCTATATTTGCATCAAAATCGGTGCTTTGGATGAGTGGTTTAGTCAACGGTCTGCAAAACCGACAACAGCGGTTCGATTCCGCTAAGCACCTCAAGTGATTGGATTTTTTTTGTTCATGATTAATTTCAAACGCCCTGCCAACTGTGAAGCTAGCAGGGCGTTTATTTTAGTCAATTATAACCTTTATCGCATTTCCGCCTGACCTTGGGGCAATGGAAACGACACTTAGGAGTGCTGTCTTTATCGCCATAGTTGCGGCAAGCTGCTGGGTGAGAACCTCCAACTGTGACTGCTGTATGGCTGTCATGTTCGTTCCTCCCGTTCCTGCCGAACCACCGTTTAACGATACCAACTGACGGAGAAGATCGCTTTGTACAACCATTTCGTATCTCATCCCGTTAAGATAACCCAATGCCTGGTTGAACGTATTCTCGTCAACTCCTGCAATGGCATTGGACAGACCTTCCGCATTTTCCTCCGTTTCGGTAAGCATACCACCAAGGGCGTTGTTTATCTCATTGACTACACCTCCGGCTTCCGCAAAGGCTGATTCCAATGAACCCATTACATTTCCTAGTATTATAAGTTCATCCTTATCTATCTTGTTATCAGCAAACATACCACCTTTACCGTCTGCTCCGAACAATGTGGTTTGTACCTGTTGCATTGCCTTTTCTATGTACTGTTGCTGTACCCAGCTTTTGACAACATCTCTCATAACGTCTGCCACAGTGTCCTTATAAGCCTTTGCAGCATCCTCACCTTTCAGCCATGCTTTGACAAGAGCGTCACCTATCTGACTAGCCCAGCCTTTCAAGTCAATGCTGTACAATTCGCTAGCAAGCGTTTCCGTATAATATCTTATCTCATACTCCAATTCTTTTATTGTCTGTTTGTAATCTTCTACTTTTTCTCTATCTGACTTTTTCTTATTTTCTTCGGCTGCTAGAATATCCTTTTGAATCTGCAACTGTTCTCTTAGGTTGGAAACCTGTTGGGATGTCACCTCATCAAGTCTTTCCGGGTCTATAATGTGCTCAAATTCTTTTTCGAGCATATTATAGATATTGGTCAGTTTCTTTGATTCAAATTCAAGATCCTCTATATGCTTTTGAAGTCTTTTGTCATGCTGTCTGTTAAATGTAGCGATAACATCAAGCGGCATGGATATAGCCGAACCTATCGCACCTGCAAAATCACCACTTTTGAATGAATCCCATGATTTCTTCACACCCTCATTCATAACGCCCATAGCTTCCGAGAACTGGTTCATCTCGCGCATGAAACCGCTATCGGTATCCTTACCCATAGAATCCATAAGGTTGGACACAGATGCAATTATCTGCTGCATAGCCTTTATAGCATTGTATATATTGGTTATGATAAAGTCGATAAGATTCACCGTCTGCAAAGCGTTCTGTGCCGCAGCCATCATTCCTTTACCAGTCTTGACAGCTTCCTGTCCGCTCTTGTATCTTGATTCGGCTTCCGACTTGGCACTCAAAGCAGCATTGGCAGCTTCTTCATCACCGTTCTTCATCGCGTCCTCGTATGCCTTGGAAGCATTTTCGATGTCAGCCATAGCCTGTTGCATATCATTCATGCCTGCCATCATCTTTGACTTTCCTGCATCATAACGCTTATTATACATACCTTCAATCCCATCTTTCATGTACGTCTGAAAGTCAGACTGGTTGTTCTTCATCATCTTCTCTATCTGCTTGTCCACGCGTTCAAGTTCTTTCATGTATTCCTTTGCGCTGATAGCACCAGATCTAAATGCACTGTTGAGCATTTCCCTTACCTTGTCGGCAACGGTATTTGCAGCTTCCATAGACATCGCTTCAACAGCACCGAAGAAGTTCTGATAGTCTGTGGTCAGCTTGAACAAGTCCATTTCTTCACTTTTCTGCAACGCGGAAATTAAGGATGCGTTTTCCATCCCCTTTGCTCCTTCAATCTTTTTACGGTACTTCTCTCTGATGATATCAACCTGAGTATAGTAGTCACCGTATTCTGCAAGGTCATTCGCATACTGCTTTGCCATCTCACCAAAATAGCCTTTCCATGCGTCAATCATTCCTTGTATAACCTCTTTCTGATCTTCTCCGATATTATTATTCCCCTTAATTGCCTCCTGTATTTGATTTATATACTGATTCATTGAGGTGAATGAAGATGTGTCGGGCACGACAGAAACGCCAAGGTCAAGATTCATTCCTGCCAATGCGGATTGCAAATTGTTATATATACCTGCTGCAAAACTTTCAGCCATAGTAGATGTGTCACCACTAAACTGAACTGCAAGGTCTAAGGCAAGTTCGGAATCACCTGTTATTCCAAGTATGTCACTGTAAAAGTCATACTTGTTCCTGTATCTGTCAAACTCATCCGTAATTCTTTTCATCACCTTCTTGGCTGCTTCAACATAAATTTCAGAGGACAATTCGGCAGCTTTCCTTGCATTTTTAACAGCATCCTGTGGAACACGTGTTTCCAATTCCTTTGCCGCCTTGTTATAATTGTCAATAATAGCCTGTTTGTCATATACAATATCCACGCCAAGTTTTAACGCCTGTGAACCGTATATGGCTTCAATCTGCTTTTTGGCTTCTTCCTTACCTATGTTAATGCTCAAATCCTTGAACTTGGAATAGGCGGATTCAAGCAATGACAACCTGTTTTTCCAAAGGTCAGCAAGAGGATCTCTTTTTTTTCTTTCCTTCTTCTGCTTTTCCAGTTCAAGATTGAATTTTTTTGCCGTTCCCGTAGCCTTTGACATCGCTTCGTTGGCAGCGTTAATCTCATATACCGTCTTTTGTACTTGCTCGGCTTCATAAGGGCTTACAATTCCTGTAATTTGATACTCATCACCAAGTTTCTTGACCTTTCCTTGACTGACATACATATCAATGGTCCTCTGTAAATTATCAATAGAACTTTTAGCATCTTTATATTCTTGCTTAACCTCTTTAAAGTAATCCTCCATAGATTTTACATCAGCAGCCTTTATCGCAATAGTCCATTTATGTCCTGTAATTTCATCAAGAGATTTTTTCCATCCAGTCAAACCTTCCTGTGCTTCTTTATCGTCAAGTTCTATTTTAACAGCATATTTTTTGTCAATAAATTCATTAAACAATTTTTTAGCATTCTCCCCAAGTTCGCTAGTTGTGGCAAAATTTTCAGATTGAATCCTTATAAAGTCCTTTTGAGCATCATTTAATTTATTTACATCAATACCTACAAATACTTTTTTCAGTTCTTTCTCAAGACTGTTTGCAAAAACATTAAATGATTTTTCAAGTCCTTCAGTTTCGCCCATTATGCCCATCCTCAATTTCTCATACTCCTTCAACAATTCCTCACTGTCAAAATGGGCTTTGTTCTTGAATATTTCAAATGTCCGTGCATCTCCTGACGTTTCAGCCAAAGAACGTATCTTCTCTACAATAGTAGCTGCCGAAGCCCCTTTGTTTATCAGTTCGGTAAGTTCGTTTCTCCATTCCTTAGTACCCCTACCCATGTTTATAATTTCCTTGGATGCCTGTACTATCTGACCACGAAACTCTTCTATATCCTTACTTGCCGAAGTGAGTTTTACGGATGATTTCTCATAATCTTTAAGCATATCAGAGAATGAATCACCATCGCCCGTAGATGTTGCCTTATCCGCCTTGAACATTATATCCGCATTTTCGGCAGCACGTTTATAAACCTGCTCTAGTTCCGATGCTGACTTTTGCAAATATTCCACACGAGATTTCTGATCATCTATCTTCTTGCTGTTCTGTACTATATACTGCCCCATATTGCCATATTTAGACAATACTCCAGTAAGCGTTTCCTCATACGACTGCAACTGTTTCGTGTCAAGCTGTTCAAGGTTTTCTGGGGTGAGTTTGTCGAAGTTTATCTTGTCAAGGTCTTTTTGCAAGTCACTGTATGATTCACGGAAAGACTTTGCACTATCCTTTATCTTCTGATTGAACTCTTCCGAACGTGCAGACATCACATGAAACGCTTCCGCCACAAGTCCTGCAACGGTAAGTATCGTCATGAGCGGATTAGCCTTTATCGTAAGCCACAATGTTTTCAATGAATTTGTCAAACCGAATGTTGCCAGTTTGAATCTGTTCATCAACATTGTCGTTTTTGTCATAGACAACATTCTTGCAGCTTCCGCACCTGTCAGTTTAAGTTCGGTGACAAGAAGATGCCGTTCAGCCTGTGTCAGCATATTCGTGGCAAGAATACGTTTTGCCATCTCTGCCGACATCTTTCCCGAATTAACGGCAGCAGCTATCTCTACGGCAGACAGCTTGGATGCTGTCGCTATTTTCCATCTCTCGGCAGTAGTGAGCGTTCTGTACATCGCAGCCTGTTTAAGCAACTGGGCTTCCCGTAATTTCTCAGCCTTAATCGCATTAGTTGTTGCGACAACTTCTTTCCCTAGCATAGCTGTTCTAGCTAGCTGTAATCCTTTCAACGCGGCATATCCTACAGCAACGCCCTCTATTGCTTTAGAGAAGTATCTCCAGTTGTTCATCGCATCGGTTATGCTTCCAACGATACCTTTCAGAACGGAATCATTCGCCTCGCCTATGTCATTCATCATAATCTTGTATGAATCGGCAAGGTTACTTACCATACCTTTCAAGGATGCGGCTTGTATTTCCTGCATCTTGTAGAACATACCACCATCTTCCGCCATTGTGGTAAACATCTCCCGAATATACTCGAAAGGAATCTGACGTGTTGACATGGCGTTGAACACATCATCAGTAGTTTGAGCCACACCTCTTACTTCTTCCAGTTTTTTTCTCAATGAATCCAATGCAGGAATACCGGCCTCTGTCAATTGGCGTAATTCCTGCCCCCTTAACACACCTGCGCTTCTTATCTGGCCATAGGCAAGAATGATACGTCCCATATCAACGCCAAGACCTGCGGAAACGTCCGCAAGGCTTTTCATGGTACCATACAATTCGTTGACAGGTATCTGGAATGCAGCAAGCTGTTTGGTATATCCAACCAAATCACTGAACTGGAAAGGAGATATTACAGCAAGACCCTTAATCTGACTGAATATCTGGTCAGCACGTCTTGCATCCTGTATGATGGCACGCAATGACACCTGTTGTAACTCGAACTCTCCACGAATGGCAACAAGTTCCTGAAACATATCTCTGAAAAAGTAGAATCCGGCATAAGTCTTTATCGTATTGACAAACTCACGCATCATTCTGCTCTGCTTTGTCAGTTCCTCGGAAAACTCTTTTGAACTTGCAGCATTTTTCTGATTGGTCTGCTGCATCTTTGTTCCATAGGATGTGGCTTCGTTTACAAACTTGTTATGCTCCTGTATCTTCCTGTTTAGAAGAGTAAGGGTACGGTTATAGTTTGCATCAGTCGTATTAAGTGCATTACGCCTGTTCGTCAATTCAGAAATAAGATTGTTAGCCTGATTGATAGACGTAGGATTGATATTAAGCAATTCATTCGTTGATGTTTTTCTTAAAGATGATTGCAACTTCTCCAATCTGCCTTGCAATTTCTGAATAAGAGCGTCAGCCTTTGTTATCTGATTGCTGTTTAAAGGAACTTCAACCTTAAATTTATTCAATAGTTCAAGGCGTTTCTGTATGGCGGCAATTTTCTTGTTCAAGTCCTCAGCACTTCCCTCCGGCATACCAAGGGCAAGTCCAGACTGACCAGAAAGGTATTGTAGATACTTCTGATTGGTCTGCTGCATCTTTTTATTCGCCTGTTCCTGCTTTGATGCTTGTCTATCCATCTCCTTTGTCCGTGCAATCTCCATTTCGTATTGCTGGCGTAGAAGATTAAGTTCTCTTTCATCGGAAATGGACAATTTAGGCGCACTGTTAGCAGTAAGGGAATATGCCGTTTTCAATCTGTTCAATTCAGACACAAGATCATCTATCGCTTTCTTCTGACTTTCAAGATTGGCTTTTCTTGTAGCCATTCCCTTATCCCCACCTGCATTGCCTAAGTTACGGTAAGTCTTTTCCAGTTTGTCATACTCCCTTGTCGCTTCGACAATCTTGTTTGACAACCCTTCCATCTGAACAAGTATATCCATTTTCTTGTTCGATTTCCCTTTCCCTACCTTGGATGCGTTTTCATTAGCTTCATTTATCTTTTTTACAACTTCGCTAAGTTCTGCATTCATTTTGCCTATATCGGTCAACATAGGCTTAAAGGACATCTCCTGGTTAAAAGTGTCCTGCAACTTCTTCTGTATATCCTTTATCTGTTTGTCAAGACCGGAATCATCTAGACCGATCTTAAACTTTAATGCTCCTAAATCAACATCAGCCATAGTTATTATTTTTTAATTATTGCAAAAATAGCAAAAATAAACACAAGAGCATGATTTACAACAAACAAAAATCCATTAGTATTTTTTAACATATTTAAAATGGTACTTAAAAACGATTATGTTATCTTTGCATAAAATTGGAATTG